TATATATCTATTATTTATATTTTTATTATTTTTTCAAAATAGACTATCTAAAATAAGTAGGAAAAAAGTGTACAAGTGTACGACACGTTGTAAAACCCTGAAAATCAGAGGTACAAAACGTACTACCAAAAGTGTACGGGAAAGTACATTCGTACACTTTTGTACGAAAAAAAAACAGCCGTTTTTTCTGTCAAAAAAATGACTTCAGGTAAAAACAAAAAAAGTGTACGGATCGGACTGTTTTGTACAGAAAAATAGTACAATGTAAATGCTTAGAAATCAATTAATAATGCCAAACAAAAGGCATTTGTACACTTGTACGCTTTTTTTGGGGGTTTGGGAGGTAGTCTGTTTATACAGATTTATGAATTTTAGTATCTTTGCTACGCAGGATGGCCCGGCTTTCGAATAACGAAAGCAAATGGCAAATATATTATTTACCGTCGAAATTGAGATCAAACCCTATCTCAAAAAATTTCTTGTGTCAAAATCTGTTAACAAAAAGGAACCGTTAAGGTTTCCGCGAAAACATGATTATAATGTGCTGCTTCTGAAGTTAATCACAAATTACTACAGCCTAAAGAGTATTAATATAGAAGATCGCCAGAACGTAATCAACTATTTTAAAAATTCGAAACAACAAAATGAGGAAAATGGAATATCATTAATCCTTCCTTTTAACGACCGTAAAGATGTACGTTCTTACAACTATCTTTCAGTATCGAGCAAGAAAGTATTCAGAAAGGAGGTTAGAAGCGATTTTTACTTTGAATTTTCGAGGTATCTGATTCATAATCTAAAACACGGTAAAAGACGTATTGACATTATAAATGAGTTTATGGAACACTATAATCTGACCGAAGAAGACATAAAAGCAGAAACACTTTATAGATATTCTTCACGTTTATTGAAAATATATTAATATAATGTTATTAATCAGACAGTTAAATAATACAAATATTTTTTCTCAGTTAATCATTCAAAAAATCATATTATGATTTCAGAAAAAAATAAAGAAACAGCGGCCATCATTATTGCCATTCATTATCAGTATTTTAAGAATATTGCATCCCTCAAAAAGACAGGTTCTAATAATTTATATACCATCCTTTTTATTGGTGCCGAAATATGGAAACAAATATATTTCACGCCTGCAGGTGCCAAATTTTCACAAATAAGCAAACACACAGAAGCCGGAATCCAGTACACACAGTATTTAAAGTTTAGTATTCCAGGAGAAAATGTCGCCGATCAGGATGAACTTTCCTTAATTTCACGCCTTCCGGTGGTTTGTCGGATTGAATATTCGGACGGAACCATAAAATTATTAGGATCGTATAAAATTCCTGCATACTTCTCGGAAGACTATAATTCGGATGAAAAGGCAAGTGTTGACAGCTGGCAAGCAACATGTGTGACCAATAAACGTGCGTTTTTCTTAGATTCATAGCTAATTCAGTCCTTTCACGCCCACATTCAACATCCTAATATTGCATAAAACAATCGTAATAATGGATGTTTCCAAATTTCTGTCACAACTTATGACCATTAAATGGGCTATGGAACCATGGAAAGCTATTGCTTTCGGAAATGTTATTGACAGTATATTACAAGGTGCATTTGATATTGTGGAGGATTCGCGGATATTGGATGCTCAGATACAAAAGCCTGATGGAAGCTTTACCGCTTTATTTCCGGAAGCGAACAATATAGATTTATCCTCGGAAGCTACCGGCACAATCCCTGAAGGCAGTACTATTATCATCCCCGTAAAAGGCGTAATGTTTAAGGAAGATACCTGGTTCAGCTATGGAACGGAAAGTATTGCCAATCTCATTAATCAGGCAGCCAATCATAAAAATGTCACCTCTATTATAGAAGCATTTGATACTGGTGGAGGATCGGTCGATTCTATTTTTCCAATTATTGACGCTAATAATTTTGCAAAATCCAAAAAACCAGTGGTTGGAATTGCCGATATGGCTGCATCAGCAGGTTATTATTCAATAGCATCAACCGATCTGATTATAGCTTCCAATGATATATCTTCCGAATTCGGTTCCATCGGTGTAATGATATCCTTCGCCGACCTACAGCCTTATTGGGAAAAAATGGGTGTGAAATTTCATAAAATTTATGCGCCTGAGTCAACACACAAAAATCTGGCCTTTGAAAATGCTTTGAAAGGAAACTATGAGTTGATGAAAAAAGAGGTGCTTTCACCTATAGCGCAGAAATTCCAATCAGATGTGCGTTCATTTCGGAAAGGGAAAGTGGACATAACTCAAAAAGGAATTTTAAACGGGAAAATGTATTACGCAAATGATGCCATCCGTTTCGGACTGGCCGACGAACTTGGAAATATTAATTATGCAATAAAACGTGCCAACGATTTGGCAAAAAATAGAAAATAAATTATTCACTAAACCCATTTCAAAATGAAACCGGAATTAATTGCAACTCTGTTAGCCATACTCGGCTTCACTGAACTTGCCGTTCAGGAAGGAGTAGTACAGCTCACAGAAGAGGACATCAGCAAACTGCAGGATGCCCACAAAGAAAAATTCGGGGCCGACCTCGTTTTGGAAGGATTAAGTTTTGATGATGATGGATATGCTTCTTTGCAGGAAGCTGAGATCCTTTCCATCGAAGCCGCTCTTTCAAAACCTGAGCCCGAAGCTGATGGCGATACGCCGCCAAAAACCACCCTTACACCCGAAGAGCAGGCAGCTCTTACAAGCGAGGTGAAGAAACTTACCGGAAAGGTAAAAAAACTGGAAGCTGACAGAAAAAAAGCCCAGGAATCTATCATCAAACTCGGTAAAGCGCCCGAACCTGATGTAGCTTTGCAAGTGAGCAAGGGAAATCAAATGCCTTTGATGCATTCCAAAACTCATTTATTTGCAAGTAACCTTGAGTTTGACGCCTTTGAGGACCGCCCATGGAACCAGCGTGCAGCCGGCATTGTGAAAATGGCAACAAACTATACACCTATTGATATTTCAAAAATCAATGATGACCTTGGTGCCTATTACCGTCAGGATAAAACCGCACTGCTTTCATTCTTGCGTGCCAAAAACCGCCTCCCTTCATTTTGGAACACCGTTTCCAATGTCCAGGACGAAGTGGTCTATGCCAAAGCTTTTACAGGCGAGATTACACAGGCCCGCAAAAAAGCATGGTTGCCTAAAGGCAGCTTTGAATTCCAGCCCGAGATAGCTAAAGTCTTTCCCGTTCAGATTGATTCTGAAATAAAAGGTTACGAACTACAGTCGATGGAGACTTCCTGGCTCAATAACCTTGAAATGGTAAGCAAATCAGGATCGCAGCCTTACAAAATGTCATTTGTAATGTATCTCGCTGGCGAATTTTTGAAAAAAGCCGCCGATGAGGATCAAATCGGTCATATTAGAGGTATTAATGTGCCTACATTAGACACTGCAACAGTTCCCGGACTGGCTATATACAAACAACGCGGATTGTTGAAGCTTATCAAAGAAGCACAAGCCAGGCGTGTATATTTGCCTTATGATCTCGGCGTTCCTACAGAAGAAAACATCGTTGATTATGTGGAAGCATTCGTGAACAAAATTCCCGAATATTGGCGCGACATGCCCGGAATGGTTATGTATATGGCCACTTATTGGGTAGAAGCTTACCTGAAACGCCGCGAAATTTTGAAGGGACTTATGCCAACTTACGAGAAAGACAAACTCACCGTTGACCGGCATGAGAACATCAAACTCTATGGTTTGCCATTTATGAACGATGCAAAATTCATGTTTGTTACCACCAACGATAATATCTCGTTGTTAGAGAACATTCCGAAAGAAAAAACATTGCTCGAAATCGAAAAATCAAAAAGAGATATTTCCGTTTTTGCCGATTACAAAATCGGTATTCACGTTTGGGCATTCGGATATGAATATCCTGTAGGTGTAGAAATGTCGGATGACAAACAGATTTTCTTCTCCAATGACATCGAAATCCTGCCCGATCTTTATATCAACGTTGATCCTGACCAGACCACACCTAGCGTGAAATATCATACTTCGCTCAAAACAGGTGTGAACACGAAAGCCACGGCAATTACCGATATTCTTGATTCTTCAGTAGGTGATTATATCTACATAAAAGGGAACACCGGAGCATTTCCTTCTACCATTGCTGCCGCAGCTGCCAAATTTGACCTCGAAGCAGATGTTGTGCTGAACGAAAACACTTTGATTTTGTTGTACAACAGAGGCGTTGGCGATTTTGTAGAAATCGAACGTTGGGATGTTACACTTTCGAATGTTGTTTTCCTCGCTGATGGTGCCACCACCGCCGATGCTTCTCTTGGCAAACATTTTGTTACCGTTGCCAATACTGCCGCAACTGCCTTTACTGACATTCTTAATGCAGTAGATGGAGATGTATATGTGATAGAAGGCGGATCTGATACTAATTCAACTACCATTGCCGCTACCGGTGCATTTAGCCGCATCACAGCAGCTATGACCCTTGCAAAAGGAAGCTGGATTAAGGTTAAATTCAATGGTTTGAAATTTGTCGAACTTGAAAGACAGTAAACTTATGCTCCTGCTTCGGCAGGAGCTATGTTTCATTCACTATAAAAACATTGTATTATGAGTTATGTAAAAGTTGATGTATTGAAGCCTGCCTCTGTCTCCCCGGGACGTGGCGGCAACAAAAAGAACAAAGTCACCATTGTTGATGTCGCCGATCTCTTAACAGAAGCGAAACGCGATGCCAGCGGTGTTGTGATTGCAGCCAAACACATTTTCAAAGCAAATGCTTATGCCATCACCCTCGAAATAACACCCACATCACTCTCTGGTAAAGCCACCTCCGACGGAGATCTGGATGCCGAAGGGGTTACACAGGAATTTGTATTTGAACATCCCGGATCTGAACAGCAAATTAGAGAATTCAGAGCCAATTGGCTGGGTAAAGATGTGATGATATTTGATGAGCGCTGCAGTGATGGTCGTATAAACCAATATGGCGAAGCCTGCAATCCCGTCAGGATGAAATTTGAAGCTACTGATGACAAAGATGTGAATAAATCTGTGTTCACGTTTGCCAGTGTTAGCAAAGGAAACGATGTAGCTATTTATAACAACACGCTTACGCTGAGCACGCCAGTAAGCAACGTTGCAGCAGATGCTACTTCCATTGACCTGACTGCAGGCCCCGGCGAATATCAATTGACTGATAACACCGTTGCCACAGCCATCACCACAGCCACCAACGCTACAGATGGTATGGTATTTACGCTGCTTGGATCCGGAGGCGTTAATCCGGCAACCATTTCTGCCGGCGATTTTGTTTTGTCAGGCGGAGTCTCGTGGAGCGGTATCGCTAATGCGAAAATTACCTTCAAAGCATTTAAAGACGGAGCCTCTTCATGGAAATTCTTTGAACTTAGCCGTTCTTAGTAGTTTTTTTCATATTTTAGTTTTTAAGGGAAAACCCCGCCAACCGGCGGGGTTTTTTATTGTCCTTGTGATTTTTTGAATGCAATTGCACTTTTGTATTTCAAATTGCAAATTTTAATTTACAGCCATGAAAATCAAAGAAAACGTTAAAACCAAAATTCAAAAATGGTTTGAGACAGACCGGAACTATGAATCCGGGAAACAATTGTACATGCAACTCGGCTTCAACCTAAGCTTCAAAAACGTGTTGAACAGGTCAGGACAAAGCCCACAGACATTCAAATACCTGTGCTATGAGCTTGCTAAACTGGCAGGCATCCCAGAAGGTGTTTACAAAAAAATGCTTACAAAACCACTCATCCAAAAGGCATCTGAAGCTGAAGAAGTGAAAGTAAACATCAATGCCCTCCCCATCGAGCAGCTTGCCGCTGAAATTGAGCTTGTAAATCCTGTCGAACTCGATTATGCGGTAATGAAAAAAGTGGTAAAACAACTCAGCCTCCATCCGGATAACATGCAGAAAGCCACGCTCATCAAAGTTTTGGCTAATGCCAAAATTGACAAAATGAAATCGGTGGTGCCGGCAGAAATTAAACGTTCTATCAAGCTTCGCGAAGAATTTCCATTTTTAAAAAATAAAGAGTGCCCGGAAGTACTGAAAATATTAGTTGCTGACCTACTCACCGCCTATGATGGCTATGTAGAAGGACATCAGAAATTGATGGAAGTTACAAGTGAAGAAGAAATGAAGGCGCTTTCAAAAGATGTGGTCGATGATTATCTTGAGAACCGCCAGATTTGGGACGAACTCAATCATTACAAAACTACCGGTAAATTCCTGGGGAAACACCCCATATTTGAATGGATAAAACGCAGGGAGGATATTCACCAAATGGATAAATCTGACCTTGTGAAACTTCGCGATCAGCTGAAAAATAAAATTCCTCGCACCAAGAAATTAATGGCCGACGAACCTGAGCATAAAGACAACGCAAAACGTATGGAACGTGTCGCCCAGTTCGAGAAGGAGCTGAAAGAGGTAAACCTTTTGCTTGGGATTGATGGCTAATCTCTTTGAATTCGACGAGTTAAGCAAGAAAACAGGTAATTGTCCCACAGATAAATCCGAAATTCTGAGGGACAATTACCTTAAAATGCATGATTTTAAAGTTAAAACTTTAAAAGAGTTGAACGGAAGGTTACCAAAGCCGGGTGAGTTCTTTGCAATTTGGACAATGAAAAGCTTCAATGCTTTTACATTTATTCCTTATCTGATTTCAACCGAAGGCGAAATTGATAGGATAATTTTGGCTACATACTCTTTAAACCGCCGTATTATTGATTCTTTGACAAAGAAAATTGACCAGGGAAAAATAAAGAGAGTTGAAATATTGATAAGCGATTCAATTAAATTCAGAATGCCAAAAGTTTACGATCACCTGAGTATGATGACGGAGACGAGAGATGAAATTAATGTTAGTTATGGTTGGAATCATGCTAAAATTACATTGGTAGAATGTGGCGATCATAAATATGTTATCGAAGGATCAGGCAACTGGAGCGAAAATGCACAATATGAGCAATATCTTTTTTTCAATTATTCCAGACTCTATCAATTCAGACTTAACAATATAAAAAATGGAACAGCTAACAGAACATTATGAGGACGTTGAAAAGCTTGCCAGCCTGAATTATACAGTACGTCAAATAGCACTATACCTCGATATTGATATTTCTTCCCTGCAACGAGAGTTTGAAGATAAATCGTCAAAATTCACACATCATTATACGCGAGGTAAACTCATTTCGCAAGCCAAAATAGACATGGAAATAAATAAATCTGCTGAAGGAGGCAACATGACAGCAATGCAGCATTTTGAAAAGATTAGAAAAGCCCGTCATTTTGAAAACATGAGAAACCAACTCTTCGATGCAAATATTTGATGATAAATATGACCAACTTTTAGCGTTCGTTGAATCGGGCGCAAAAGGCGACATGCCTGAAGATTTGATTGATTATCTTTCAATACTTGAGCTCATCCGGACCATGCATTTCCGATTTGAAAACCGCCAAACAATCATTAATTTTTTACAAAAACCGCCTTATAAATTATCCCGGTATCTCGCTACAAAATATTATTCCGATACCATTAACTTTTTTTATATTGATGTTAAAATTGCTAAACAGGCATATCGGAATATGTATGCCGAGAAACTTGATCGTGCCGCCGATTTGGTTTTAAAAACGGCAACATGTCCAAAAGATATAGATATTTATAAGAACATCATCTATGCAATTCGTGATATGAGAGATTTAAATACGCCTGAAAAAGAAGACGTCCCCGCTGCTTTTTACAAAAAACCGTATAAATTATATGTGCTCGATCCAAAACTGGTAGGCCGTGAGCGTGCCAACCGCAACGCTTTAGCGCGCCATATCGATTCACTTGATATTCCGGAGCATGACAAACAGCGATTAAAAGGAGATGCATTAATTGAAGATGCCGTATTTCTAAGCGATGAGGATGATGAAAATCAATAATGAAAATACAGAAATAAGGCATACAAACTGGCTGAAAATGGTCATAGATATGATTGGCCCAAAAAACCTATATCTTATTGCCGGCCGGGGTATGGGAAAAACCTCCGATGTGTTGGCCGATCGTTTAATTGATATTACTTATGATATGCCTGGCGCGCCACTGGCTTTAGTTGGAGACAGTTATCTAAACCTTCAGAAAAACGTTACACAAACCCTGCTCGATGGTTGGGAACGTCTCGGATGGAGAGAAGCAACCAGTAAAAATATTGGCCATTATATAACCGACCAGCGGCCACCAGATTATTTCAACAAACCTTATAGCCGCTTACGTTCATACAAACATTCAATAAGCACAATTACAGGAGCTACCTTTACTTTAGTGAGTATGGACCGCCCAAGTACCGGTGCCGGAAACAACTACGTTCACCTGGCCGGCGATGAAGTAAAATATTTCAAAGAAGCAAAACTTAAAAAACTCACCCCCGCTATTCGTGGCAATGCTTTACGATTCGGACATTCGGTTTATTACCGGGGACGTACATTCACTACCGACTATCCGGATGCCACTTCCATATTTGAAGATGATTGGATATTGAAGATGAAAAAAAATATGGACAAAAAGCAAATCCTTGAAATATTGGATTGTGCCCTTGTTCTGAATGATATCCGCATCGAGTATAAACGTGCCGAAGAGGCAGGAAATATAGATAAGTTGCCTTTGATACAGCGCAAAATAGAACGATGGGAGCAGCGTTACAACAAAAGAAGAAACAATTCATCCCTGTTTTATATAGCTTCCACTATGGTTAATGTTGATATATTAACCGTAGGTTATTTTATAGAGCAATTTGAAACCCTCGATTTTGAAGATTACAAAACATCTATACTATCCATGCCTCCTAAACTGGCTAAGGGAGCCATGTTCTATGGCAACTTAAGCGAAACGCATTTCTATATAGATGGCTACAATTACGATTATTATGATAGATTTGGATTAAAAGAGAATATAACGCAAAGTTCCAAAGGATTACGCTATGTGCATACGCACGATAAACTGGAAGCCGGCATCGATTTCGGAAACATGACAAGCATGGTCATCGGACAGGAACAATGGCCATATTATCGTGCACTAAAAGACTTGTATGTCCTCACACCACATTGGGTTAATGATTTAGGCAGACAATTCACCACGTTCTTTGAATCACATACCAACAAAGAACTGGATATGTACTATGACCGTGCTGGTAATGCCTACAACAAACAGAAACAAGACCTCGCTTCAAAACTTAAATTCTACATTGAACACTATATCGACTCCGCCGGACGCAGGAAGACAACCGGATGGAAAGTAAACCTCATGTCTAAAGGTCAGGGCAATATAACACATACAGAAGAATATGATTTGATGCATGATATTATGACGGGCAATGTCCCCGGGCTACCCAAATTATTAATAGATCAGTTTGAATGCAAAGAACTTAAAAGCAGCCTCGAACTTGCCCCGGTTGAAAAAGACACAAAAGGCAACATAAAAAAGGTGAAGAAGTCAGAACATCTTCCTGTCAAACGCTTACCCATGGAATCAACCAACTTATCTGATGCATTCAAATACCTGATATGCAGGAAGAAATACCTTGACATTTCCAAAGCGAAAAGGAAAATAACCTACGGAGATCCTTCCTTACGTTCCTTCTCTGACAATAGGTAAACCAAGAGCGTTCGCTAAATGCCATTCGGCAAATGTTGAACCCTTGTGGTTTTAACTTATTATATGCTTAGTAATTTCCTACGAAACACACTAAACGGTTGGAAATTTTCTATCTATCTGTACTAAAGCCCGTTATCATATATCCAATATAAAAAAAGCATCTGCAATGGCATATCATAGTCGGAGCGGTTGGCGATAAACGTTGTTTTTTGCGTTTTTTCAAAACGTAAAAAGGGGTTAAATAACACAGAATCAGAATAAAAGATTAATATTTATTAAAATAAAGCATGAAATGTTGGTAGTTATTATCTAAAACATCTTAAAATTGACTTCTTTTTTCTTTTCATAACAATAGAAAAAAGAAGCAAAAAAGAAAACCCACGCTAAAACACTTATACTCAAATTATTAAGCAAAACTATTGATCGTGGCTTTCACAAAGTCAAGGGCTGCCTCGCTGACTGGCGAACTGCAGCCTTTCAGGTTTGGTCAGTTTTTCGGTTTATAACAAAGAATGTAAAACCGGAAAACAGACATTCACCCTTGACAAGAAGTGAAATCTACTCAATACTGGTATGCCCATAATTTTAACAGCGTGCCAGATGCTAAAAAAAGCCCGCAGGGCAGCGGCAATCATTATGAAAGAACATTCTTTCAAAATTCAATCATTTACCATTCCTCAAACATCAATTCATAAGAGGAAAATCTATTCTCAAATATTAATAAAGGGGAAGTGGCTTCATGATGCCGGATATCTTCCAGGGGACCATGTCCACCTAATTATTGAAGAAAACCGGTTAGTTATAGAAAGGAGTGCATCATGATTGAATTATTTATTGAGTTTATAGATAGCATCTACTGGGTAGGATATGCTCAATGGCTATCAGATGAACATCCTGAACAATACGAATTTGAATT